GTCCCCTGTAATTGTGTGTTCTGTTCTAGGGCTTGAAACGTTATTAAACGCTTGAATTTCTAGCGACAAAGACAAGGGTTTCCCCGCGCTATCCGTACTGTTCGCCGTTACTTGAACACTGAGTGTTTCCCATGGCTCCTCTCGGGTTGTGTAAACATACGGCATGTATAACGTCCCGTAATCGTATGAATAGTCAACCGAAATGCTACTTATGGTTTCCCACGTATTGTGAGCCGGATGTGCTGTATCTACCATTGTGTAAAACGTTTTTACTTCTACGGTCATTGGTTTGTTATTCCCAGCATGTTTAACGCACAACACCTTTAACCACAAATCACTTTTATAATTAACCAACCGCCAGTTGTCGTATATCTGCCCTTCTTCACGCTCATATGTAGGACCCACAAATTTATTACTGGTTAGCGACCTAAATACTCGTGCGTTCGAGCGTGAATTAGCCATACTCATAACAATGATTGGGGCGGTCTTATTGGCGTCTGAAATCATTAACCCGGAACCGACCCGAAGGGCGCTGGTTTTCAGCACTCCAGACATTGTAAGGCCTCCCCCCAAATACGTAGTTCCATCTTTGGCTTCCCACACCATCGCGTTCGCTTTGGTTAGCTGGCTATAGTCGGGGTCTCCGTTAGCATCTAATATCGGCTCACCTTTCCAGAGACATAAATCGTCAGGGCCAAAACCCGCTGCATCTTCAATTTTCATCGACTCGGTACTCAGGTCTATTTTCCGAGACGATTTTAAAGTTCCTTTGAAATTCACGTTGGCTTCTAATTCGAGTCGACCACTTATTGTGTTCAACCAGAAAAACACCTCACCGCTAGTGCTGGCAAAGCGTAGGTTGTCCATATAAAGGAGGATGTCACTGTCGCCGTCACCGCCCTGTATGCTTAGCCCTGTAAAGTTTTCGTTATCATCTACCACACCAAGGTAATAGGTGCCTTCGAGTTCGCCGACTTTGTTTTCAAGCGCTTGCATGAAGTTGATGACTGAGAGTTCGTCACCATCTTTGTTCACGACCTTTACTTCGTCGAAAGCACGAACTAGGGGCGCACCAACTACCCACTCGCCGTTTTCAGATTCATACCCGATATTAACCTGCTTGAACTCAGCAAATTGCGCGGAGACAGTCTTGGTGCCCACCTTCTGTTTAAGACCAATTATTTCAGTGCTGTTAATCTGATTAGCACTGACCGCTTCGGTCAGGTTGTATATCAACTGGTGATAATTTTCGCCTAAGTCGCCAGATTGTTCGCTCCAGTGTGCTAAATCATTTGATATTGAATTTAGGTGGTCGCCTAGTGCTGCAGGTAAACCTGCCCATTGGATACGAGATATAATTTCTGGGTCGATACGTTCGATTACAGTACCTATGAGATCAGCAATACTGAATCCCAACCAGTTTGGGTCTGTTTGGTCAACATCTATAATTCTGTACCAGACGTAAATCACTCCGTCATGAGGGGTATTCGTAATAGTAAGTGTGTCGCCTTTCCCCATGTAAATGGCACTGTCAAAATGTTCTGATTCATCACCATCGTAGGAGTACTTCCACTCATATGTTGCGTTGTTATGGGGCGGCGTTGGGCCATTAATAACAACGCGTCCAGGCAATACATTTACCACCACACCTTGAGTTGGCGTCGATGGCACGCCAATACTGATATCTCTTTCTATACCAGGACTGGATCTAAATCTATTGCGTGCAGAAATCGCTACGGTATAAACGCCAATAGGAAGGTGCGCTAAGCTCTGTGCTCTGTTTGCAGGCGTAAACGTTAGTTGAGTTTCAGGTGTTTGGTCGTCTTTGTTACTGACTGAAACAATGTAGTTGATCACGTTAGATGGAGATGGATGGTCCCAGGTTAAAACACCTTGTCGCCAACTGTCGTTGGGCGTAGTCGTCCACTGTAAATTTTCAGGAGCCTGCACAACGGTAGCATCAGGTAGCGCAGTATTAGGCGTTAAGTCGCCCTCAGCAGCTTCAAAGCTGTCAGGGTAAATTTGAGGGCCGTCTTCTATAAGCTGAAGCTTGGTCTGATGTTTTTCAGTATCAAAGTCTCTGTCTTCAACAGTAAATTCTTTGCTCACGCCTGTTTCGGCGTCGACAAACTTGATGCAAGATCCCGGCATTATGTCTAACCTGACGCCTGGCACAATATGCGTGACAATAAATCCTGCGCGGCTACGTTCCATCACGAGTTTGCCAATCCGCTGCGCTTGGTGATCACGCGTTACCAATGTCAAACGTAGGCTGGATTCTAAATAAGCCCCATCGTCTTGACGGTATTCGTCTGATTTTACTACAGGCGCATTGGTCATTTGCCATTTTAGCGCTGGGCTAACATACTCAGTCTTAACTGTGTTGACTTTCTCTTTGTAGGGCCGGTGAGGGCGATATTCAGGGAACGTCATTGAGCTGTTATCCACATCAACGACTATTGTTGCAGGGCCTGCATACATTGCGGGCTTAAAGTATACGACTCCGCCAATACGGTAGGGTTTACCACCCATACAAGCCATTATCTGGTTGAGCATATCTGATTGACGCATTCCATTGTTTAAAACACCGTTTACCTCAAACCGCGTACCTGTTTGCTCATTCCCGTTTGCATCTCTGTAGATAGCAGGCTCATCACAGTAATTTGCAGTAACAGCTATAAAGTCTATTGGCAGGCGGCGGAGGGGGACTGGCTTAGCACCATAACGCCGCAAGCAATCGTAGGAGCATAGTGCAGGATTACTCGACCACTCCCATGTTGTCTCGTCATCAAATCGATGCTGGCCATCACCGCCTTGCGTTGTGTCTTTTCTGGGGTCGTAAACTTTGTGGCCACGAACAATGAATTTAATTTCGTTTAGGCCGCTAGGAAAAGCGTCATCATCGACTTTAATTTTTAACGTGACGTAGGTCTGATTTATGCCCACGTGCTCTGATGTCCAGCCACTGATATATTGATTTGCCAGCGAGCACACGGTTGTTTGGTCGCCTAAATAAATCCGGCTCGTAACCAAACCTGTCAGCTCACTTTTCGTCTTGCCCTCAATTTCATAGATATCCACGCTTTCACACGGATGACCAACAAGGTGCAGCACGATTATATGGTAGTCATCGCCGCCTATAGTGGGCTTTGCATAACCCACAATTTTGCCACCGACTAATGCCTCGCCATACACTATTTTTCTAACATCATTAGCATTAGTGTTGAGCGACTGGTCGGTTACGGGGTCTGATGCATAGTCGCCCAAATCCGGAGACAGTGCATCGCCGAGGTAGTGGGTCGCAGCAGCGCCGCCGATACCAATTGCTATTGCACTGAGGCCAGCAGATAGGCCGACACCGAGCACAGTGACAGTGGCCCCAACCGCTGATGCGCCGAGTCCTAGCGCAACTCCCACTGCTACAGCTGGCATGGCACGCTCCAGCAACCTAACGCACGTTCTAATGGTATAGTGGCAAGGCCATCAAATGTCGCCACCCAAATTTTTCCGCTAGCGACAACGCCCAAGGCATCTCCCGTGTCGGTCTCAACAAGTACCAAGTCACCGCGGCCTGCTTTTAAACGGGGTTTAAGCGGTCCAAATATGGCATTTAACGTACTTTTAATATCGCCCTGGCCATATTTAATCAAGGCCTTAGCTGCGCCTTTTTCGGTGGTGTATTTATCTCTGAACGGTGCTGCAAAATCTTTACCTGTCATCTCGCGTACAGCGTTGGCGGCGAAAAGGCAGCAATCAAACGTGCCCCATTCGAAAGGTGTGTCCAAATTATCAAGTAAGTAGCTAACGAGCTTTTCTGACCAATCCTTTTTCCTCATCGTTGATACGCCCCATTTTTACCACGAGTCGAATGTTTGCCAGGTGAGCCGTAATTGGTTTTCACAGGCAGGCTTGATAGCGGCGAACCGGCAATTACTTCAACCAAATCAAAAAAACGGTCTCCCGGGTGTAACTCTTGTTGCGCGGCATCGGTAGTTTTTACCACTTCGACAGGTTGCGCCCATCGCTCGAACCAGTCGTTAATGGTAATTTTGATAACAGCAGGTTTATTGGCTGAACGTTTCCCACGAACCACTTTCAGATCCACCATTTCTGCATCAATAAAGTGATTAGCACCTTCCGTAATTTGGCGGTTTTCATCGAAGGCCACTAAATGTATAAAACACTCGCGTCCATTGGGGTCTTCATTCATCACTTCACTGAGTAATGCTGTGTCATGTACAACAAGTGAAAGTGTGGTTCTATTGCCACTGGCGCTCGCATTTTCTCTAATTCGACCAATGCCGCCCAGCTCTCCTAAACCTAAATAGGTTTGCCCATTGTAAATACGAGTGCCAACTCCTGTGTGAACCCGCACCCAACCCGATCTAAAATTCAGTTCTGCAAATGCCAGCAAGCGCGATGGACTGGCTTGCGCGGCTTCTATCATAGTGGGTGAAATAGCGCTCTCGATCATGTAAATGCCTCTTCAAAATCAAGCGTAATGTTTCGATATATACGGCGATTACCAGATAGCTGCTGGATTTGCTCTGGCTTAATCCAGCGCGCGATGGTTTTAAGGGCAGCAACATCGGCCTGGATAATACTGTTGTCTGTGGCGGGCTCGCGTAGTTCGTTTGTAAAATAAAGTGTGGTGCGACCGAACTCATCGGCGTAGCAGTCTTGTCGAATTTCAAGCAGTTGCTCATCAATAACACAGCGGTCCATTGCACCCGCCACTAAAAGGTTTGGGGTAAAGCCATCAGCGTTTAATATCGTGCCGTATTGCCCTTCTCCGTTAACTCTGGGTACGCCTGCCCAAAGTCCGCTTTGTTGGTTAAAGGTTGTGTCGTACAAACGCGTTTTATTAATAGAACCGCGCAAGAGAGCTAAATGCGCTTTTAGTACTTTACATTCTTCAAATGTCAGCACTGAAAACTTGTAGGAAACTATCCATCGCTCACCTGGGTTCTCGATAATATGCTCAAACCCATTAAATGAACTCTTGTTCATTTTGGAATTGAACTGGGGAACAAATAGGCATCGGCTAATCGGTAGCTCAGGAAAATCAAAAATCTCACTCATGCGGCCATCGTCCCACTTAAACTTTGTGCTAGTTCACCACCATTAGAAAAATCTTCTCGCAGTTGGGCTTGCCACTGTAGCTGCGCCATTTCCACGCTTTCGCGTATTTTTTCTTCCATGCCGGGTACCGCATTTGTTGCGTCTATGTTGAATGTCGCTTGAAAGGTTGTATTCCCCTGACTGCCTTGTTTCATGCCACGTGCTGCCTCGACCATGTAACCAAAGTTATCCGCTTGACTGGGGTTAAGAACCATCTCGTCTTTGCGAAGTAGCCATGTGCCTTCGTGAGAAGCGGGCACGCGTCCAATGCCATCATGTGCCATACCAAGAATGCTCGCAGCGGCACCCGCGACAGTAGCCATACCAGCCAACGCTGAGGTGGAGTTGGAGCCAAAGGACGCGAGGGAAGCAGCAGCGGCAGCAGGGGCATAGGCTGCGGCCATGGCAGGGCCGGTTGCAGCTGCGGTTGCTACGCTTTGCGCGGCTCCCGCTTTTTGGATACTTTGTTCTATTGCAAAATGTGCTAATTTTTTAACCCCCAATTCCGCAAGACCAGAAATCAGGGTTTGAAGCGCACCTTTAGCAATCTGCTTCATGGTATCGCCAAAGTTTTGTTGCTCGAATAATGCGGTAGACGTTGCTTCGCCGATACCTGACGCGAAACGATCAAAGGTATTGCCCCACATGGCATCGAAATTATCGGCGGTAACTTTGATGTGCTCTTGAAGTTTTTCCCAAAAGGTTTGATTCGTCTGGGACATATCAAGCTCAAATTGCTCTTGAAGAAGCCGTTCATTTTCTTGTTGATTGCGCTTTATCTCCAAGATTTTGTCAGCCTTTTCTTGCTCAAGCTGAGTAATAAGTTCTTTGTTTCCCGTCGCCTTTTGAATTTCACCGTCATAAAAGTCAGATATTTGCTCATTGAGGCGCGTATATTGCTCACTCATCGCATCTTCAGTTCGCCATATGGATTCGTAGATTGCGGCCTCTTCGGCCGTTAGATTGCCAGCCAGCACTTGCTGCTTAATTTGCAATTGTCGGCTGTAATTGTCCGTATCCTTTTCATATGCAGCGATAGCATCTTCTAAGCGCTTGACGCCTTCTGAGCGTGATTTTGCAGTATGGCTTTCCTCTTTTTTTGCCGCATCATCAACACTGAGTAATTTTTCTTTGAGTGATTGCGTCTCTACTAAGTCATTCTTAAGCGCCTCGATTTCAGAGGAAATACTGCCAAGCGCGGCGGAATTATCGACAGCCTGACTGATACCTGAAAATTGATTGGTGGAAGGTGATGCATTTCTATTGGCTTCAGCCTGACGCTCTTGTTCGTCTGAATATGCTTTTTGAAGGGCAAGCAACTTCTCTTTTTGCTGCATCTCTTTCACATTTAACCTGTCTATTTCGCCTTGCCGCTGAACTTTATTTAGCTCCTTAAACTGCTTCACCAGTGTTGCTACTTTTTCGCTATGCCCGCTAGTCGCTACTTGTGCGTCATCTTGCTTGCTAGTGTAGTAAAGAAGAGCAGCGCCAGCAGCAAGTGCAATTCCAGCGGGCCCGCCTAAAAACATCATCGCGCTATTTAAGCCGCGCATGCTTAATGTGAGCGCATTGGTAGCAATAGTGGATGCAGTGGCTCTAGATGCCTGTATTCCCAAGGCCGCACTGATACCGGTAATTGCAGGTGTAGCCAATAGCGTCTGACGAACGAGAACCCCCTTTGCTACAGCTGCACTAGTTAATGCTCCGGCATAACGCCCTCCGACAACAATTGAGGCAGCAACTAGGATATCTGCAACGGTTTCGATGTTGTTTCCAAGCGTAGTGATTGCGGTGGTGAGAGATTCAGAAACGCCAAGCGCCTCGTCTTGCTCTCCGATAAACGCGGTAAGGTTATTTTTGGCTACCGTTAAACTTTGCTCAATTGTGGCTGAGGCTTTTGAAAATCGGGCGTCAATTTCATCCGCAGCAGATGCCAACGACTCTACAACTATGCGAGCGGTAATTTGGCCCTCTGCTGCCATTTCCCGTAGCTCACCTTTGGTCACCTTCAGATATTTTGCTACTGCGTTAAGTATTTCAGGGGCTTGCTCAGCAACTGAGTTAAACTCGTCGCCTCGTAACGTTCCCGAAGCCAAGCCCTGGCTCAACTGGACGATAGCCGCGTTTGCAGCTGCAGCTTCAGTGCCGCTTAGCGCAAAAGACTGATTGACTGTTTTTACTATATCCACGAGCTCTTGGTCGGTTTCAACCAATGAACGCGCATTGCGTTGCAGCGTGGCATATAAATCAACTGAGGATGCGAATTCGCTTCTGGTATCATTGGCCACTTGTAGAAGTGCAGCCTGTGCAGTTTCTAACGCTTTTGCGCTTTCAGAAACGTCTCGCAGTTTATTCTCTATAAGCGTTGCCTGGTCTGCGTAATTTGATATATCTCGAAGCGCAAATGCGCCCGCTAACGATGCACCTAGCCCAATGGTCGTAGTCTTGATGCTTGATATCGAGCGCTCAACAGAATCGATTTGCGAGGACGCACGTGATGCTTGACGGCCAGCTTGTTCGGTTTCATTGCCAAACTTTCCAATCTCGTCTCGCGACTTCTTTACACCGCGTACAAGTCCATCGTTGTCTGCTTTAAGTCTTAAGCCAACTTCGATATCACTCATTGGGATGCTGCCTTATCGTTGAGTTCGTTTGAAATAAATGTCGCTAGCTTTCTCAGCAGAACATACTCTTTGGGTGAAAATTGTCTTTCAGACATTTGCGCGTCAGCTTGAACTGCGCTGACATCTAACCCTTGATATCTTCCACCCCAAAACTTGAGTAGGTGCCTTACTTCGCTAAACCAGGCAATGACTGGCATGTTTTCACGAAATATTTCAAAGTCTGAGTGGTGTGACATCGTATCAATTTGCTTTTTAATGTATTCAGGCTTTGCGCCCAGCGCTTCGAGCTGCTCACGCAACTCCTTAACTTCATCCTTTTTGGGGCCGTGCCCATTCACCCAATAATGGGCTGCCCCCTCTAGTTTTTTTCCAGATGCCCAGTGGCCGCTTCGTGATAGGCTCTGATATAGCCTGCGCGAACGTAGCCAAAGCTTTTAAACAGCCGTTGCTTATTTTCTTCACTGGAGGGAACGATGCTTCCGTCTTCAAACTTAACGTCGCGGCCTAAGTCCTTAACCACACGGCAGAGAAAGTCGACATCCGGTTTTGTCTTCCACGTGTCATATTCCTCAGGCTCAAGGATCTCAAAAAGTGAAGAACACTCTCTAGGCTCGGTGGTGCCGCCATCAACGCTTTCGTGAATAGTTACTGGCCACCAGATTTCTTTTTTGGCTTTTAAAACGAACGGCATGCTTTTACCTTTAATAAGTTGCCTTCCTTGGCCATGATTAATCGCTGACTCCGTTACTCAGCGTCTTTGACGCCCTACGGGGCACGTTGTATTAGCGAGTAACGAGCTGGCTGTCGTTGCCACGAATAACGCGGTAACTAATATCCCAGGCCTGTTTACCTTTCACTTCTGCAGGGCTGACCGTTAAAATCTGAACCCCTGTGCTCTTTTGAGCGATAACTTGACCCTCATTAGCGCCGTGGGTAATTTCGAACGGGATGATCACGCCAGACAGCTGTATAGCAAATGGGTCGAACGTGCTCAGTGTGGGTGTCTCAATTATCCATTTACCCTCTTCGTTCCAGTCGTTAATGAAAATTTGCTTGCGCTCAGTTCCTTCGTCGTATTGAACGTCTTCATTGCCGTTAAGCTCGTATTCATAGAGGTTGAGTGCTTGACCATCTAGCGCAAATGTCGTGTTGGTATTGGACATGGGCAAAGGATCTGAAAACTCGCTGAAATCTGGTTCAGGCGGTGTACCTTCCAACGTGCCCCCATATACACCTTTAATTTCGGCGGTACCCATGAAGCGTTCATTAATTTTGCCTGCGTAGGAAATACTCGCTTTACCTGCTAATACGATGTGATACATCCCTTCCCAGTAGAAATAGATCGTACCGTCTAACTCTTCAGATGCATTTTGAATACGGTTGTGAGACACCTCAGTCGCCACTTCCGTGTTTTCATCTTTACCCGATAATTGCACCAGAGATGACCAAGCTGCAGGCGAAGACGCTGTTCCAGAACCAGCCAACTCAAAAGGCGCTGTGATACTAATCATTTCACTGGTATGGATGACGGGTTGTCCGCCGTTCCTGCCGTCGTCAATGTCGCGACTAATTTGTTCGGTTTCTAATGGCTTTACGCTTAGGCCCGTGGTCAATATGGCTTTAGGCGTTGCACCTGCAGCGATATAGTCCGTGCCTGAAGTATCACTGTCTCGACGTAGCGCCAGCAAAATAAACTTTTTCTTTTCCTTAAACCCTGGAGTGATACTCATGATTTCTTCTCCTGTGCTTTTGGCTGCGCTTTGGTTTCAATAGGGCGGTCTTCAACAACCACGACTTTTAGTTTTGTGTGTGCACTAATTTGTGCGCGTTTGCCGTCGCTTAGCTCACCCGTTTTAAACTTGTTTTCACCAGGCTTAAACGTAACGGCTGCACGCGTAATATCGTTGTCGCTGGCGTTGGTCACTATGATCATGTTGCATTTCCTCTGTACCAGGTATTGGTTGAAAATCTGTCTATCCACCAAAGGCCGTCGTTGGTGAAACCGATAAGGTCGCCATTCCCCAAAATAACGCGTTCGTGCTCGTCGTCAGGTTTCCAACCAAACAGGCTTTCACGCAGTGTATTGCGCAGGCTTTTTAGTTCTGCCAAGGTTTTCTCACCCGTTGGGTCATTAATGGCCCGCAGGCCGATGACTACACCAAACGTAACAACAAACTCCTGTAGCGGACGGCCTAAATCAACGTCGCGACTGTTTGTCATGGGCCTATCGCTCACTGGCACAACGAACGCGGCGTTATTGCGATGCAATGGTTGGCTCATTGCTTTTCGCACGTTTGCGGCGGTGCCAACCTCGTCGAACAGGCTGGCGATGCGGGGTTTAACCAAATTCAACATTAGATAAACCCCTTTGAGTTGGTACGGCTAAATACGCCTGTCTCACTCTGGATTTGAATTTGGTCGTCAGATGCGGGCGACTCGTTGCTATCTGATAGACCTAACCGCACTTCGCCTTTACCCACCGACTTTAAAAAGTCCATCGCCGCCTTGTTGTTCTTATCGACGGTTTCAGGAACGGTGTGGTCGTACATATTGAACCTGGCGATGTCAGCGCATATTTTAATTAGCACGCTAGGCACAACATTAAGGGGCAGGGTGTAACGCCCACCCAAATAGCCATCAATCAAGTCACTTGCATCCTCTATGGCGGCACTTACTGCTTGCTCGTCAATAAAGCCGTTATTGTCGCGGTCAGTTAGACGTAACAGTTCATCGGCTCCGTAACGGTCAATTAAGTTGTCAGTAGTGCAATACGCCATAGTGATGCTCCGACTAGCGCTAATTAGGCGCTAGCCCCCGTGTCGTTGGTTGTGCTGGCTTTATCCGTTGCTTTCGCTCCCGTCTGCTTGGTAGGTTCGGTTTGCGAAGCAGTCTTTTTCGCTGGCGTCTTTTTTTCAGCGGCGGCAGCGGTTAGCGCGGCAGAGATAAGTGAGGTATCAACGCCTTCTGGGATGGCATCGGACTGCATTTCACGGACAGACAGTTTTTTCTCTTTGTGAATAGCGTTGAGCTGCTCTTCTGTAAAGTAACCTTCTGGAAAGGCTTTTCCGGCGTCAGTAAAGGTTGTGCCGGCACGACGAAAGGAAGGCACACTTGCGGCGATGACTAATACGGCAATAGCGAGTTTTGACATAACGTTTCTCCAAAACAACTGGCCTTAATCTAAAAGCCAGTTGTAGTAGTTGTAGTGATTGTTAAGGTTCTAGGTATTCAGGCTTATAGGAAGTCAGGGCTTAGGACTGTAAACTTGCCCTTCAACTCGTTACTTACCGTCACGCCGCCATCATTAATTTGTTCGCGTTCGTTAATCTTGGTAGCGAGTTCGTGCAGCGATGACGGCACCACCAACGTTAACTTGTTCTTACCTAAGCCCAGTGAGCGGCCACCGTCTGCTTTAAAGCTGCGGAACATGTTGATGGCTTCCCAAAGGGTCTCGGAAGTCAGTTCTTTTTTAACTCCGATGGCCATTTGCCAGAAGCCGTAGCCCACATTGCAGCGACAATCTACGCCGTAGCGGAAAACCTTATTCATGAACACTTGTTCGTCATTAGGGTTGTCCATGGCCTGAAACTGCATGCCTTTTCGGTCTTGGAAGATAAGTGGCTTTAAGCTTCGCGAAGTATCTAGCAGATACCAGGCATCGCCTGTGTAGTCTGCATCAATGATTGCGTTAGAGAACGAGGTGTCTGCGCCGCTGCCATCTACTTCAGCATTGACTGGGTGGTCGGTGTCAAAGAAGTACTGCCCGTCGTAACAGGTAGACGTGAAGCCCGCACCCAGCAAAGGGAATACCAGTTCGTCTGGGAATACAGACGCCGCGTAACCCATCTCATCCATCATGGGCGAGTACACGCCTAAGTTATCATCTTCGATATCGTTTCTATCTACCGCTACCGATGATTCAAAGTCCTTGTTGGTAATGGTGTAGCCGTGCTCTTTAATTGATTTAAGCTGACGTTCGCCAATCCATTCACGGAAGCCTGGCCATTGCCCTAACCAGCCGTAGGTATTCGATTTGGTTGAGGATGGAACGATTGTTGCCACGGCATTGTACATCGGCATGCCACGGGTTTTACCGTCTTCGAAGTTTTTACGAAACCCAGTTCGGATTGCGTTTAATACAGGTGAGGTAATAATAGCCATGTGCTTTATTTCTCCAAATTAAGTTTGTGGTTAGACGTAGAGCTAGTCTTTCTTAAGCTCGGTGGCGTAGTCCTCGTGGGAAATGCCCAGTTGGTCTGCAACAAGCTTTTGGTCAGCGGTAAGCGCCGCAACGCCGTTTTGGTCTTCACCGTCTGGTTTCTTTTCTTTGGTTTGCTTACCACCAAAGGCTTCCACGGTTGCGCGGCCATCAAGCTGTGCTTTAAGCGCTGCCATGCTACTTTTGCCCAGGCTACGTAAGTAAGGCAGCTCCGCTTGCGCCACGAACTTGCCGTCTTTTTGGGCCTGCTCAATAAGCTGGTCGACAGTTACTGCACTGTGGTTTGCCGATAACGCTGCTAGCTCTGCTACCACGCCGTTATAGGTTTCAATAGGCACATACTCGGCTGGGTTAATACCTTCTTTGGCTTGCTCTACTTTTGCCGTAAGTGCGGCAATTTGTTGGTCGCTTTGTGCTGCGCCGTCTAACTTGGACTTAATTTCGTCAAGCTTGGCTTTCACACCTGGTTTAGTTAACTGTGCATGTAATGCAGCAGCATCGATGTCGGTAGACGGGGTAGTAATACCCAGCAGGTTAAATAGCAGGGCTAATGCTTCGTTCATGGGCGTAGGCTCCGATGGTTGGTTATTAACGTTTGCATGAAGGGCGGCAGCTTGACTCATGCCCTTTACTGCTGGGTCATTAGTGAGAGCGGCGCTGTGAAGGTCTAACACTTCACCTGTGTGTTTGTTGTAAATGACGACGGGGGAGTAGTATTTGTACTCACCGTCTTTGATGTGCTTTCGCGCGGTTGGCGTGAAATTAAGCTGAGCGAATAAGCCTTTGTCTTCTCGCCATTCGAATTTATTACCCCATGCACTGGCAGGGGCTTTAGAACCGTTCTCTTTGGCAAGAAGGGTTTGGTGGTCGTAGTCGACAAGCAGCTGCTCGCCCGCATCAGCTCGCGCATTTAATTTCGCGGCGAGGGCTTCGCCTTTGGCATTATCGATGCGCCACTTATTACCAGGCACTTCAGTAGGGCGGCCATCATAGGCAGCGAAGTCAGCTCCCGGGAGTATTTGTTGCCAGGGCTGTTCTATATCAATTGAAAA